GCTAAGGCATCGGTATAATACGCATTAGGATATGAGTTGACTCTAGAACCGGCATTTGCGGGATCATTTAATTCGGGAATATTTCCGATCATTTCATCAAATAGGTTTTTTTTTTGACCGATAAAGTCACGTTGAACGGCAGATAATAAATAGTCACCAGAATATTCTTGGAGAGTGTAATTTCCACAAGTAATGCTAATTTTAGAAATCATTTTTGCTCCTAAATTTTGTATCCATCTAAATTCATATGGAACCCAGTTTTCACTATTAACATTTTGTGCTGTATCATTAGCGGGGTCTTGAGGAGGCAAAATAGGACTCCAAATGTTAGGTAAAAGAACAGAAAGATAACAATCCATTAATAAATCGGCATATCGTGGAATTTTAAATGTATACGTAGATTCTTCAGATAATCGCAACGTTTTAGAACCTTCAAAATCAACTCTGAATTTTTGTAATCCAAAATTAGTATATTGGGCAAATGTAGATTTAAAAAAAGTTTTTGAAGGATTGCCATTTAAAATAATATTTTGTTGCCCTTGAGCAACGAGTTGCATTAAACCGCCGGCCATAATTAGTATATATAGTTATTATTTTTTAATTCTTTATTTGTTAGATATAATAAAGAATTAATAATTTATAATTTATAATTAATAATTAATAATTTATAATTTATAATTTATTGAATAGCGAGAAAGTAAAAATATTATATTAATATAAATATATGTCTGATAAATTGGATTTAAAAATGGTGGATACAAAAGAATCAACAATAATATTATTTTTATCAGGACTTACAATAACAATTATTATTATAACAATTTTTGTATATTTTTACTATGCTGGTTCAATATTTACTAATGGAATGAAATCAAGAGATTGTGATTTTATGGATACGATGTATGGGACATTAAATGGTAAAATAATATCTATTAACCCTGATAATAATATATATCAATATCCATTAAGAGATTATTATATAAAGTCAGCTTATAACGCATGCTCAGGTGGAAATTATAAAAATGGTTACGTTGATACATGTAATTTAAAAAGTTTACTTAAGCAAGGTGTAAGAGGACTTGATTTTGAGATATATTCCATTGATGATCAACCGGTAGTTGCCACATCAACATCAGATAACTATTGTGTAAAAGAAACATTTAATTCGGTTTCATTTAGTGAAGTATTAAATATAATAAAAGATTATGCTTTTGCGAATTCAACTGCTCCAAATCCATTTGACCCAATTATTTTACATCTTCGTATAAAAAGCACAAATCAAAAAATGTATTCAAATTTTGCGAAATTATTGGAAAGCAATAATTCTATTTTGATGGACAAAAAATATAGTTTTGAATATCATGGTAAGAATTTTGGATCTGTAAAATTATCAGATATGGCAGGAAAAATGGTAATTATTGTAGATAGAATTAATACATCGTTCATGGAGTCCGAAGCATTTTATGAATATGTAAATATGACAAGCAATTCGGTTTTTTCCAGAGCACTTCATTATTATGATATTATTAATTCGCCAGATATGGAAGAATTGATAGGATATAATAAACTAAATATGACAATTGGAATGCCGGATACAGGTTCAAATCCAGAAAATCCAAGTTCAATTACAATGCGTGCATATGGAGTTCAAATGCTTGCGATGCGATATCAAAATGTAGAAACAAATTTAGAAGAAAACGATGATTTCTTTAATGAAGCGGGACATGCGTTTGTTTTGAAACCCGAAAAGTTGCGTTATATAGCGGAAACAATACCAGCACCACCAGCGCAAGACCCAAAAGTATCTTTTGCGACACGCACAGTAAGCTCGGACTTTTATAAGTTTGAAATTTAAATTTATATTAAATTAAATTAAATTAATAAAACAACTTAAAGTTTTAAAATTATATTATAATATACAGATGTTTTCATTTTTAAGTAGTTTAACTGAAGCAAGAGACAAGTGGCTACAACTAAATACAATAGTAAATACTGCTCCCTATTTAAATCCGGATTTAAATACAAATCTAATTTCAAATACCGCAATACAACCTATTATAAATAAGTAAATAAACAAAATAATATTTCATTATATTATAGATAATATAATGAATAAATACGAAATATGTAAGAATTTAGATTTTTCAGACTGTGAATTAGCCATATTAAGACAAGCTGTAGATACAGCGGAAGAGAAAAAAGGAAAGACTGTAGCTAATTCTCCGGAAGTAAAACGAATTATTGGAATAGTTGAAAATTTTATAAGAAATAACAAATTAATTTGTTATGGTGGAACGGCTATTAATAATATACTACCAAAACAAGACCAGTTTTATAATACAGATATAGAAATACCAGACTATGATTTTTTTAGTTGGAACGCGTTAACTAATGCGAAAGAACTGGTAGATATATATATCAAAGAAGGATTCGTGGAAGTAGAAGCAAAATCAGGACAGCATCATGGAACATATAAAGTATATGTGAATTTTATTCCAGTGGCGGATATATCATATATTCCCAAAGAACTATTTAATGCATTAAAAAAAGAAGCAATAAAAGTGGCTGGAATTTTATATGCGCCACCGAATTATTTACGGATGAGCATGTATTTAGAGCTATCTAGACCGGATGGAGACGTGTCGCGTTGGGAAAAAGTATTAAAACGCTTGACTCTTTTAAATCGTAATTATCCATTAACGGCACAACAATGCTCACATATAGATTTTCAAAGGAAATTGTCAACTACAAAAGAAAAAGGAGAAGATGAAGGAGAAGGAGAAGGAGATGAAGGAGAATCAAACAAATCAAACAAATCAGAAAAAATATATGAAACCGTAAAAACAACATTAATGGATCAAGGTGTAGTATTTTTTGGAGGATATGCTGTATCATTATATTCACAATATATGCCAAAACAATTACGAAAAAAACTAGAAAAGATACCGGATTTTGATATATTATCAGAAGAACCTCTAAAAACAGCTCAAATAGTAAAAGAACGATTACTAGATATAGACATTAAAGGAATAAAAATATTAAAACGACCTGCTGTAGGTGAAATAATAGCACCTCATTATGAAATCCGTGTAGGCAAGGATGTAGTGGCATTTATTTATCAGCCATTAGCATGTCATAGTTATAATGTTTTAAAGCAGAAAGGATATGACATCAAGGTGGCGACAATAGATACGATGTTAAGTTTTTATTTGGCATTTTTATATGCGAATAGGCCGTATTATGATAAGGACCGTATATTATGTATGTCAAAATATTTATTTGAGGTACAAGAAAAGAATAGATTACAGCAAAAAGGATTGCTAAAAAGATTTAGTATAAATTGTATGGGACATCAGGAAACGGTAGAAGAGATGAGAGCTGCCAAGACGGATAAATTTGCGGAATTAAAGAATAGCAAAAAAAGTCCAGAGTATGAAGAATGGTTTTTAAGATATAGGCCATTAGATAATAAAAATGATGATAAAAATGATGATAAAGTAAAAACAAAGACTACAAAAAAGATTAGTTCAAAGAAAACAAATAAGACAAAAAAAAAGAAGGGTTTCTTTTTTTAAATTAAACACATATACATTTGAATAAAAATGTATGTAAAATATTAAATATTTTTTTAACGTCATAATTAGTTTTAATTAATTTACCAAAAAGTTTATTAAAAAGATAAAAATAGTGAAGAATGAGAATGTTAAACTGTAAAAGTTTAATTATTATAAAATTTTGTAATTTAGTAATGATAGTTTGGTCATTGACGTAGCTACACATGTTAGAATAGAAAATAGAAGAAAAAAAAGTATGAGTATCAAGTATACCATCAATAACTCGATGCATATTATTTTTCTCATTTTTGATAGATATAAAAGAAGATAGTTTTTTTAGATTAATAATATTGACATTAATAATTTTTCTATTTTGTTTGGGTTTAAAAATGTAAGGATATAATCCGTCAACATATTTGCCTTTATAAAAAATAGATTTATCGATAACATATGGAATATGACAAGAACGATGGATAACATCAAATAATTCATCGATGCTAGAGTAAGTTGATTTTACGATTTGTTTGCCTTTAGCAATATCATTATATGTGATAAATAATTTTCCATTAATAATATCTAAAAAATTGGCAGGTAATTGTTTACTACAAAAATCAAAAAAATTCTTAAAAATATCTATATTATAATATTTTTTTACATGTTTGTAAATAATATTATTAGTTATATTAATGATATCATTAATTGAAATATTAGTAAAATACAAAAAGGCTATAATAGCACCGCTGCTACAACCGGAAACTCTTTCAACTTTTAAAAGTTGTTTTTTTTCCATTTGTTTAATATAGCTTAAAAAGCCGACTTGATAGCTGCCATTAAAAAGTCCTCCTTCAAAAACAACATCAACATTTAGTGGTTTGTTAGTTCTGTTCTGTAATTTTTTAATAAAATGGTTGGGAATTTTATCAATAAGATTATTAATGTATTTTTCAAGCATACTATGTA